AGGGACACAGAGGGACTACATATAGTGGTCATAAGGTCACACTAAGCACTACATCTTGTGGTCATCCCAATGATTCACCCAATGTCACACATAAGGATTGACATTAAGTAAACCATAAGTTACCATAAGGGGCCGACTCTTTGGGTAACTGAAGGAGGCCATAGGGGGTAAACACTTTGTATGAACTATGAGATACCCACTCAGATTTTTCTGTAGGATTCTTAAAGGGTACATCAAGTCTCATAAGGTTAACCACAGAGGCTCTATCATAAGGTGAGACCCTAAGAGACCCTGTAGACCATAGAGGGTACCTAAGGGTTACTCTTAGAGTTGACTTCTTACAGTGATAATAGGGAAGATGTATATCGACCATTATCACTAAGAGCGCACTAAGCGCCAATGAGCAGTCTAAGGAACACAAGTGAGTAGAGAACAAAGCAGAGTCTCCAGTTCACCGATGTGTTCAGCACTAGATGCGAGGCCAATGGAAGCAGCAAGTACAACGAGAAATTTGTAGGTCACTCGATGCGTTGCCAGTGTCTTGAGCACGGTTAGTAAGCGCATAGAGCGTCCTCCTTGTTATACTTGATGATTACACTGATAGTGGGGATGTAATTACTATTACTATCATCCCTCACTGTAAGGGTCTCTAAGAGTAGTCACTAAGTATGCACTTTGCATATGCAGTCTATAAGTGTCTTTAAGTTGTCTTAGGGTGCCCTTCCCAATAGTGAGTCGTATTAATTTCTTCATGTATATCAGTAAGTTACTCAATGGTAACGCAGCGGTACTAAGTGCTTACCTATGCACCTTTCCCGCATACTTATCTATATTACCACTCAATGAAGCTACTGGAGTCCCCATCGTCCTCATAGTAGATGTCCACACCTCCAACATCGTAGCTATGAATCTGGTCGCCACCAATGGTCTGTTTCTCCATGTGGTGCTCAAGGAACTCAAGAGTCATCTCTTCTTCACCGATACGGCTGTCTACAAGCATCCCCTCGCGTAGCCATTCGATACCCAATGCGATAGCATCAAGTCGGTCATCGTGTGCCACAGCGCCTCGCTCACGAGTCATACGGGTCATCTGATAGAACGCACTGTAGCGCACATCATGTTTCCCATCAAGATCACGAGCAGTCTGATAGTCTTCACGGATAACTTCATCACGAATGATTAGCTTGTGGGAACCCATCAACGGCTCAATGGTATCGCAGATTCGCATCTCCTTCATGCCCTTAGCCCGAATCTCTTCGAGTGCACATTTGTGGTGCTTAAGGAGAACAGGAGAGAAAATCTTACCGAACATACCGTCACCGAAGTTGGACTCGTGGACTACTGTCTGTACCTTCCACTGCTTGGCCTTCTTAGCGAGCTTCTCTAGGGTAGCATCATCGTAACCTCCACGGAACCCACCGACCTCCATCAAGTAGATGTAGCCGTTCAGGGAGTAGAGGACTGCATACCCGGTCTCATCCTTACCACGACCACTAGGGTCAATGACGAGAATCTTAGACTGGTACTCAGCGGTTCTTGAAGAGCACGTATGGAAGCTATGGATGTCATCACCTTTCAGACCCACGTTAGGGAGTTCCTCATTGCGGTTCTGACGGTTCGGCAACCACTGGTAAGACAATGGGGCACGTTCAGGGTCTACAGCGCACACGATAGCATCACGGAGCCTCAGCGGGTACTTCTCAGCATCGGACAGGTTAGGGTTGAGCATGAACTGTAACGTGTAACCAGCTTTACCATATTCAAGTTCACGTTCACGGAGGTCATCCATATCGAATCGAATAGGGTCAGTAGGTTGTCCACGAAGAATCTCGTAGCCTTCATCATACTCTTGCTTAAGCATTGGAGCCAAGCGGTCTCCATAGTAGAGAGCCTCAGCATCATTACGTGGATACTGTGCTGGCCAGATTACTGTGCTGTACCCTTTGTTATCCTCAAGTTCCTTATAGAGAGTCATCTCGGTTTGAGGTGTCCCAAGGTAGATAACACGAGAGGTAGGTAACGGCTTAAGCAACGCAGCAAACTCAGTTACCAGTGTCCACAGCTTCTCACGAGCAGAGCTTGTAGAACTGTTGCCGGGAACCTCAACGTCATCCGCAATGATAATGTCAGCACGGCTACCAGTCAACTGACCAGTAATACCTACAGACTTCACAGAGGGTGAGTGGTCGGGTTTCGCCAAGCCAACGTCGAAGCTAATCACAGAGTCACGCTGTCCCGGTCGAGGTTTCAACTCAGCGAGGAACGGTAGCAGGTCAATGATGTTCTTAATGAAGATGGAGTTAGCGTCCGCACGTTCCTTAGAGGCAGACACAATGAGCACCTTAAGTTGAGGGTCACGCCATAAGACCCACACGACGAACGCACAGGTGATAAAGGACTTGCCGATACCACGGAACGCCTGAAGGATAAACTTCTTGTGGTCGCCGTTAGCGAGTGTACGTGCCATATCAATCTGACACTTGGTTGGTTTAGGTAAGTTCAGAGCCTTCCATAAGACGAACAGGAAGGCCACGAAGTCACCCTTAAGTTGCGCAATGATGAGCGCATTCTTGTTTGCTTGAGTAGACATTGTGGCCTCCTATTGTTACTCGGCAGGTTTCTCTAAGGCAGCGATGCGCTTCTCAAGAGCCTTGATAGTGTCGGTCTTAGATACAGCCCCGTCGATGTTACTAGGTTGGAACATAACGGAAGCGCTCTTCCCTTCGCTGTCCACGAACTGTGTACCAAATGCACTATCAGACGCAGAAAGCGTTGCACTAACTAAGGAAGCCATACCACCTTCAGGTTCAGGGTCAGCACCAGTCCACTCTTTGTATACGTCGATTCGAACCATACCAAGCCGCTCAGTGCTTTGCTCATTCAGAAATACCGTCATGAACCCACTACCCGGTTTAGACTCGACGGAGCCACCCCAAGTGGACATAAGGGTCTCGAACGTAGCATGTTGCTCAGTGGTGCCATCACTCAGTTGGATAATGTATTCAACCTTAGAGTAGCCCTCAACCTTAACCATCTCCGAAGCTGGGATGTCGATACGCCCAACACGAAGGCCAATATTGTTGTGGTCATACACATCACGACTGTCTGGTGAGCGACCATTGATGGTCCAGAGTGTGCGGGTTCTTGAGTTTGTAGTAGCCATATTATTTCTCCTTCTTAGATTGCATTTCAGTTATTGTATTTTGGAGCGCTTTAATCCACGCATCCCCTCTTTGAGTTACTCCGATAAGACGCTTACTAAACTCTTCGTCAAGTTCGGCTCGACCATCAACGAGGCATCCACCGTTAGCTTGGAGTTCTCGTGAGGTGGCTGATAGTTTGACACGCAGCCGCTTACCATCGTTACGCAAATCATTAATGACCCTATCAGTGCTGCCTTCCAGCGCCGCAAGGTCTTCTTGGTATTGTCGTGAGACTTCATTGAGAGCAGCCTGTTTATCCGCAGTCGCCTCAACTTTCTTAACGTACTCATTGTGTACCTCCTGTTCCCATTTAGTGTTAGCCTTGTCATAGCCGTGGTTGTACGCAAGGGTCATCCCCAAGGCAAAGGCCACAGCGACGGCGTAGCTCTTTAAATTCTTGAGCATAACTACCCTCCCGTATTTTCAGATTTCACGTAGCGTCACCGTGAGTTGTGTTGATAATTCATAAAGACCACTAGATGTAGTGGCCTTGAGTATTACCATCAGTTCAGCGTGTACTTCTCATCTTCAGTCAGACCATCGGAGCCTACCAAGTTCTGGTACTCTTCGAGGCCATCAGCAAGCCCACCAAGGATGTTACGGTCTGGCTGTAACTTGGAGACTTGGAACTTGTGGCGCTCTAATAGTTTCCCGATTGCGTTGTACAGTTGAGGTGTGCGCTTATCATCATCCTGAAGGTCTTTCAGCATACGTTGAGCCATCTCAGTGTCCAGCATCTCAAGGAATTGAATCAAAGATTTATCGTTAGACATCTTTACCCTCCTTCTTCCATTTGATAATCACATCGACTACCTTGGCACCAATTTGAGCCACTGTGTAGGCAATTGCGGCTACATAGAACCACTCGTTAAGGGACAGTCCGAAGAACAGACGGGCAGCACCATCGGCTACACCTGTCCCTACAATCGGAGCAGCCTTCACTACCTCGTTGTTAAAATCTAAAGACAACATTGTGTCCTCCTTTAAAGTTAAGACCGTCCGTGGTCTATTGATACTCCATTAGTTGTTACGCACCAGAATACGAGTAGGCACAGACGAGCGGTCACCATCATTTCGGAAGGTTCGCCCATTGTTAGAGATAGTGAATGTCAGCCATCCACCCATAGATGAAATATAGTAGGCACCATTATCCCCAATCTCCACAGGGTTCCATTTACCCTGCGTCTGAATCCAAATTGTTCTCCATCGTACATCTTGGTTTAGACCAACTGAAACACCACCACCAGCAGAGCCTTTCCAAACCTCAGACCAACCAGCATTCTTACGGATGTATCGACCATCAGCAGCACCTTGCGTTAGGCGTCCATTGACTAAGTTGTTGGTCTCGCTTTTGTTGTAAGCATGTTCGCTAAGACGATTATTCACCCAAGCATCAATGTACGAGTTGTACTTCTTGATGTACAGGTTCCCATCGGGTGGGATGTTCCAACCAGAAGAGCAGGAAAGGACACCATCGGAGCGTAGGTCGAAATAGGTGCCTCGCAGATATTGCCTGATAAAGAAGTTAGCGCCTGTGCCGTTGTTATATAAGCACTTGGCATACAGGTGTTCTTTGCCCCAAATTGTAGCCCTCTCAAGGAGATATGCAACGTCCCCTTGTCCAGCAATATCATGCTGTAGGTCTGGAGTCAAGCTACTGGTCCACTGGTTCCAGCCACCACCATGTGTGTTACTCTTGAAACTTGCGGCTTGGTCGGAGATGAACACGTTATGTCTAGACTCAACTGCGTTTACCTTAAGGTTCCCTTGCATCTCGACGTTACCACCAGCAAACAGAACGTCACCATAGAAGTTATGGTGTCCTTTGCTATTGGAACGACCTTCAGGCCACGTTGCCGGGTCGGTGTTAGTGAACACATAGTAGTCCATTCGTTTTGTCCCAGCTTGAATCCACTGTTCCCACACAGTCTCCTTAGAGTCCTGACCACGCCACTGGTTCCACACTTGGTCTACTGGTTGAGTCCCAGCGCCTTTAGCATCATTATGTAGAGTCAGACTGCGCCCACTTACTTTACCCTTAAAGCGTACATCATTGCCTGATACACTTTCAATAGCCCCTGCAAGTGCATTCATGCTGCCTAACTTGTCGGCCTCAGACTTAGCACGGTCAGCCTCACCTTTGGAGCGATTAGCCTCAGTGTTCGCACGGTCTGCATGTCCCTTAGCGGTCTCAACATGTGCAGCAGCCTTGGCAACCTCAGCAGCAGCTTTAGTCACTTCTCCGGCAGCACGATTGGCCTCATCACGGGCACGATTGGCCTCAGAGTTGGAACGGTCAGCTTGCTTCTTGGCCTCAGCGACACTTGCGGTCATACTATCAGCATAACCTTTAGCTCGGTTAGCCTCAGAGTTGGAACGGTCAGCTTGCTTCTTGGACTCAACTGCTTGTTGCGTAGAGATACCTGCCTGTTGCGTTGAGCGGTCAGCTTCACGTTTAGCGCGGTCAGCTTCGTCACGTGAGCGATTAGCTTCCTTGTTAGAACGGTTAGCGTGTTCATCAGCTTTGGTCACAGCGTTCCAAGCAGACGACTCGCGCTCTTTTACTTGCTTCAGTGGGACAGCATCATAGTCACCAGTAGCGAACGCTAGGTTCACAATCTTACGACCACGGGCATCCAAGTGACCATCATTGTTGACACCAATGGTATCCGCAGTAAGGTCTCGTGCCTCTTCAGCTACATGCAGCGTCTGAATCTGTGAGATGTTAAGGTCATATGCGCGAAGGATTGAGCCATCAGCAAAGTCAACCAGACGGTCGGTTGCAGAAGTGAATCGACGAATCTCAATCATCTGATAACCATCAGCGGCAGTCCATGTACGGGAGGTCGTGATTTGGGTCTTAGTGGTAAAGCGATAGTCCTGATTAAGAACCAACTCTTTACGGTCTTTCCCGATGAGTGTCACTTGGACGAACTTACGTGCTAAATACTCAAAGGTAATCGTGAAGTTCACGGCACCGTTCAGCGGGTAAGTACGTACAGTGGAAATTTTGTTAGCCATCTGTAGCCTCCTTTCGGTTAGGTATAATAGGAGGGAAGCTGTGAGAGCCTTCCCAATAGTGAGTCGTATTGTTTACTTCTTGTCAGCCTTAATGTGAACACCGTTGGCCTCATAGAACTTAATGAGCATCTGTTGAGAGATTGGGTCGTTAGGAATCATCTCTCGGTGAGCATTCATTAAGCCAGTCATCATCTCACGCTCGGTCGGTTTGTTAGGAGCCGTAAGGACACCATAAGCATTTCGACCAGCAGCAAGGGTTGCACCAGCGAAGCCAAGAGCAGGAACCTGTTCACCAATAGCGCCCATAATGGAATCACCCATGTCACGTGAGGTCACTGCTTTATTCCGGTCACGCTTGTCTTCTCCTTTCGGTAGAATCGTAGAGCGAACCATGAGACCTTGGTCGTAACCAGCAGCACCCATAGCGAAGTTGGCGATACTCAACGGGGAACCTAAGTGTGAACTTCGGGAGGCCGCAGCATAGGCAATCATCTTCGGGTCGAGAGCTTTCTTCAAGTAATCCTTCTGTTGCTCTTTAGGAAGACCAGCAGCTTTCAAGTGAGCCTGTGCCACGTAGTAGGAACCAGCAAGACCACCAGAGATAGCATAGGTCAACGCCATGTCCATAGCGCGATGGTTCTTAAAGGCTTCGTTGCCAGAGCGGATAAACTTAGAGTTCATCGACTTGATGACAAACGATTTAAACTGAAGGACTAACTTAGCGGTAGCACCAAACGCATGGGAATCCTGTAAGGAAACCTTATGAGGTCGGAGCATCGTTTCATCAGCAACCTTATCAGCTAAACGCCATAAGTCCATAGCACGAGGGTCATTAGCCAGCTTACGCTTATCCTTGAAGGTGAACTTACCGTCTTCACCACGAGTCACGTTCTCCCGGATGAGAGACTGAATGCCTTCCCACTGTTCCTTAGAGATACTCGCAGACTTCAGCATGTCACCTTTAATCCACTTGTTGGCACCCTTGCCTGTAATAGCGTGAGTGACCACATCTCCCACCACACCCTGTCGAGCCATGTCCAGAAGGTAGTTTGATGTGCCATTGAGGAACTTGGTCAGTGGTGAACGTGCAGCTAACTCTTGAGTCGCATGTTTGACAGTACCAGCAACCTTAGCGGCTACATCTGGTGTATCAGTGGACTCACGGAGACGCTGAATGATGTCCTGACGGGACGGTCGGATTAACTGGTCGAACTCTTTACCAAACACCATAGAGTGGAGTTCCTTGAGTTCACTACCGGAGACAGGCTTATTGCGGAACGCTAAGTCACGTAGAGCCGGGACACCATGAAGCATCGCACGGATGTTACCCTTCGCCAGCATACCGGAGATTTCAGTTAGGTTCTGCAAGCCCATGTATGCGTTCTTCGTAAAGAAGGACATATCGGACAGAGCGCGAACCATAGTGTCACCTACAGTATCCTGATTGCGACGAGCACGACCAGTGAGAATCTTAACGGTATCTTTCAGCGCCTCTACTTCACCTTTCATCGTACCCTTCCCTTCTGACTTCTTATCGAGAGCCATAATGGAATCCTTCAGTTCAGCAGTGGTCTTCCCTGTGCCACCCATGATAGCAATGTCACCATCAACACGGCGGTCATATGCTGGCATTACATGCTTCATATCGAAGTCACGTAGGTCATTCACAGAGAATGGCTGTCCATTAGGTAGGGTGACTGGCATGTCAGAGTCAAACAGGTTACGGGCTTCAAGGAATGAGTTGTTCTCAATCCCCACGAGACCCTCAATGTTATCGTCGATGACACTTGAAGAGTTGAACTCATCAGTCTTCGCGATACCATAAGCCTTGTCGCTGGCATGTTTCATGACCATCTCTTCGGTAACAGCCTTAACGTCGATACCCAAGGTTTCCGCTAAGTGCTCATCTACACGAGCCTTAACTTCTGGACGTGAACGGTAAGAGGTCATCCAGCTTGCAGCGATTGCTTCCTGTAAACCATCAGAACCACCGAGAGCCTGTGAGTACAACTGCTTGGCTTCCCGTGAGTACACATGAGGAACGTAAGTCCCTTTGTGACGACTGTTAGGGAAGATAGAGTTGGCCTTGTTCCCGAACATAGATGGGTTCTCCATCATCTCACGCTTGAGGTCGAAGTGTTCTTTCATGATGTCCATTACCTTACGTTCAGCCTTCGTTAAGTTGGCCTGAAGTTCTGGACGCTCAATAGCGATTGCAGCACGACGATAGATTTCTTGACGGGCACCTTGAGCACCACTCTTGAACATACCCACAGACCACTCAGGGTCAGCCATAGCTTCCTTCATTGCAGCATAGAGGTCATTGTAGGTTCGCTGGTTGTTACTGTGTAGGCGCTCTTTGATGTCGGAGGCGGTAGCCCCAAACTTACCATGTGAGCCAGACTCCATACCTGTAGGTGAGCGCACTAAGTCCTTAGCTAGTCCACGGATTTCTGCATGTTCAGAACGTAGAGTTCTCAAACCGATTTCACTCAGGCCACGCATAGGCAATCCCCAAGCAGCACGTTCAGGGTCTACCTCGGCAAACTCTTTGGCTGTCATAGGGTTCGCTAGGTTGGTGTCACTGATAATGGAACCATCCTTCAGCACTACAGCACCCGGTTCAGTTTCCAGTGGTGCATACTCAACGCCGTTGTGCTGTGAGAACACTCGGTCTTCACTAGGAGGCATACGGCTTGCATCATAACCACCAGTGTTACGGGCAGTCTCACGAGCCTCAAAACGCATCTGTGCAGCAGCAAAGGGGTTCTCAATCTGTTCAGCACCAGACTTACGGAGACCAGCGGCAACACCGTCTGCCACAGCAGTCAGTCCACCTGCCAGTAACATCCCAGCAAGGGCAGCTTCAGCATAGTGAGCATCACCACCAGCAACCGATGTGCGGAGACCTTCAGAGGCAACGTTGAGTGCACCTGCTTGAGCGCCAACAACCAACGCTTTGTTCACCAGCTTGAATCCCTTGGCGGTAGCCCCAGCGATTGGAACATAGGTCAATGGGTCAACACCAGCACCAATAAGACCAGCAGACAGCTTGGCACCTAGACCCGCATCAGCAGCCTTAGCGTCAGCCTCGAAGTTCTCGTTAGCCATCTTGATTAGCTCATCAAGGTTCTCAGCGGAACCACCAAGCACAACGTTCATGTACGCAGGGTTCTTCACTTCTTTGCGAATCTTATCGAGTTCTTCAGGCGACCAAATGTGGCTATTAAACCGTGTCGGTTGAAGTACATCAGTGAGCACATCAAAACCATTGTCACGCTTACCAGCACGGAAGGCAACACCCAAGGTTGAGTTGGAGAGTTCTGCTTCGGCAGCATTACCAAATCCGAAGAAGGTTGAACGCTCGTTTGCTTCGTCAAGAGTTGTACCTTTGGCTTCCCAATAATCTTTACCGAACGGCTGATTGGGAGCGGCCTGTTCTTTACCTTGAAAGGACATTGAGTGAGACTCAGGGAGTTCAGTTGTTACCTTTCCTTTCTTCCCGATACCACTCATCGCAGCATCAAACGGAATCCCTTTAGCCTTTGGGGTGATACCACCGAATGACTCAATGTCCCCACTCTTAGGTGACTTAGCGACATCCAGAAGTGAACGCAGATAGTTACGACCTTCATCCCCAATGTTGGCAAAGTTGCCAGAATCGTAGGCTTCCAGTTGTGGCTTACCATTGCGTCCTTCACCTTGGTTGTACGCTAGGGCAGCTTTAAGTTCATCGCCATCGTACTTCTTAACGAGGTCTGCGAGGTAACGAGCACCTGCATCAATGGACTTAGCCGGGTCAGTGAAGTCCTCATCGTTCTGGAGACCATAAGCCTGACCAGTTGCCTTAGTGAACTGCATGACACCTCGCGGCCCTGTTGGTGATTGAGCCGTAGGTTTAAAGCGGGACTCTACCCAACCGACCTTCCGAAGAAGGCCATAGGAGACTCCATGTGTGTCAGCAGCTTGTTGAAATAACGCATCATATTCATGCGGTTCGTTCGGGTTATACTTATCCACTTGGAACCTCCTATCGTGGTCTGTTAGTCTTTACCAGTCAGCGTATCCAGAATACCTTTGCCACTTACGCTATCGTACATGCTGCCAGAGCGTTTAGGCTTCTTAGCTTCACGTTCACGCTTGCGGTTCATAGCTCGTGTATGTAGGGTTCGCTTGTTGGCATCTTTGAGTGCCTTGTCACGGGCAGCAGCATCCAACTTAGCTTGATTCTCTTGGTACATCTTAGAGAGCAACTGCTTGTCATATCTTACGTTAACCTGTCCTGTCGTATCCATCAGGTAGATAGAGTCACCACGCTCGAACACAGTGAGTTGCTTGTTAGTCACCCAAGGGTTAGTCTCAGCGAGTTTCTTCGCAGCTTGGTCGATGATGTCCTTACCCTGTTTCCAAGAGTCCGGGTCATCGGTCACACGTAGAGAGTTTCTCGTTAAGACACCAATGGTATCACCATCAACATCATCACCAGTGAGAGTCGTTGTGTTCTCTTTGAGGTACTTATCGACCTGTTGCATCGCCATATCAGCATTGCCAGTACGGTACTTCACAGAGTCATAAATCTTACGAGCACCAGCGTCCAAGGTGGCTGGCATACGGGATAATTCAGGAGACTGTGAGTTGTTCTTGAGAGCAGCCCATGCCTTGTCATCCTCATACTGCATATCCTTGGTCAGAGATTGTCGAGCCTTGTCTGCATCTAAGAGAATCTGCGGGTCAATCCCTTGGTTGTCCATCATGTCCATCGTGAGGAACATCTCGGCTTTATCAGGATACAGCGCAGCAAATAACTCAGGGTCAGCATTACGAACACGACGAAGAGCGTTAAGAGCCACACCGCCATCTTCAGGCATCTTCCCGTTAATCACAGCGGACGTCCATTCCTTCTCAGCGTCACCAATCAGTTCACCTACCGCAGTACGGAAAGCACCCTTCTCGGAGTCAGCCTTGAGGTAGTTTAGCTTCATGCGGTCCTTCTGTGCATCAGGAATACCCATAGCGTCGATGTCAGCCAGCTTCTTGTTAGCATAGTTGACCATATCACTATGGGTGAACTCACCAGTGTTCTCGTTGGTAGGCATATCGCCATACGCAGTAGACACATACTGACCATTGAGTCGCTTCTGGAACTGTGCGTCAATGACGTTCATCTTGTTCATCGACTTCTGTTGCTTGTCCATCTGCTTTGCTAACTCAGCAGTCTCCCGCTTCATCCTGTCCTGCATCTGCGTCTGTGCATTGATTAACGCCTGACGTTCAGGTGTCATCTCTTCGCCCGGTTGCAGTGTGTCCAGTTCAGCCTTGATGGATTGCAACTGTTCCCAGCCAGTGTTCACGTTCTCTTGGTTCAACGCAGAGTTCACATTAAGTTGGAACGCCTCGGTCTTCTTAGCATTCAACTGGAACTCATTATGTTGAGCCTTGACCATCAGATTGTTCCACTGTTCGGCACCCATCAGTTCCTTGAAGGTAGTCTCTTTTCCGTGGAGTTTCACCTTACGGTTCTCAATCTGTTGCAGGAACTGACCACCACCTTCACGGTTAACCACGTCAGACAGACCTTGGCTAATCATTGTGAACGCTTGGTCATCACTAGGGATACTACCAGTTGTCAACCCAGCACTGAAGTAGTTCTCAAAGAACTCACCAGCATACGGGGAACGCAGGGTCTCAGGGTCGTTGAGTACAGAGTTCAGTTCGACACGACTGTTGATAACAGCACCCTTCTTAGCTTGGTCACTCAGGAAGTTATCATGAGCACCATAGAGGGCGATGTTACGTTCAGTGATGTCGGAGTTGAAACCCTTCTGATAAAACTCATCTGACTCATTGATACCGAACTGTTCCGCATAGTTCTTAGCGGCTTCTTGAAGTCGGCTGTGACGGAACTCTTCCAACTCTTGACGAGTACGGAACTCACCGTTCTTAACCTTCTGTGCAACCTCATCGTCAACCAAGTAGGCAGCGTTGCGACCAGTCTTAATCTTCAATGCTTCCATCGCGTAAGGGTCGTCCTGATACAGAAGTGTTCCATTCTTAATGGCCTCACGGCGTTGCTCAGGAGTCAACTTGCGGATAATCTCGTTGGAGCGCTCATCTGCCTTGTCCTTCTGCTTCTGGTCATACTTCATGTACGCATCAGCACCCATCTCAGCAAGTTTACCTACAGTCCCAATCAGTGCGGACTTATTAGCATAACTAGGGTCTTCATAGACAGTCGCAGCCTTAACATCCATACGACCAGTACCACGGAGTCGGCTTGCAGCAGGAGCACCCATGTTACCTAATGCTTGTGCTAACTTACTCATACAGTTACCTCCTGTGTTTACTTGCCTTGTCCGGTAGACTTAGCATCCGAAGCCTTAACCTTGGAAGCTGCCTTCTTGCCCAGCTTGTTAGTCAGAGGGCTACCAGCAGTTGCCACATCGACCAGCTTCGTTAAGCCTAAGCCTAATGGGTCAATGATTTGTTCCAGCTTGCCTTTCAGACGCGGTTCGGACTTGTTGATTTCATTGATTTGACTTACGGTGTTCTCACGATTAGCCAATCGCTTCCCTAAGATGACACTGTAGTCACGTTGGTAGTTCTCGGTGAGACCTTGAGACTCTCGAAGGAAGTCACCCTCAGTAACGCGAGCTACACGTTCCATTGAGTTACCTTCAAGCATCCCTTCACCGATTGCCGCACGGATAGTCCCCATGTTTCTCACACGGTTCATATTCGCTTGGGTCATCTCTTGGACAGTTGAGTCGATGAGGTCACGAGATTCTAACTTAAGGTTAGCATCGTTGTAGTTCATCTCCTTAATCATCTGCCAGCTTTGTCGACGACCTTGGTCAATCTGTGCGGCCTTTGCCTGTTCACCCTGCATACCTCCCATAATCATGGAAGCACCTTGCATAGCGATAGGGATTGCAGCCATCCAGCACATCAGCGTTTCTCCTTAAGATAATCTATAGCATTCTGTAGGGTTTCGATGTTATCTTTCATCTTACCCAAAGCAATATTACAATCATCACACAGCAGCCCACGCACACAACCTGTAGAATGGCAGTGGTCCACAGCGAGTCTCCTTCGTAGGGTTGATTGGTGAGCACCGCATAGCTTACACGAGTGTCCCTGTTCGACCAGCATCTTGTCGTAGTCTTCTATGGATATTCCGTATCTGTTTGCAAGGTGAGACCCACGTTGGTCTTTTCCTCTCTTCCTCTCCCTCTCGCATCCCTTACAGCGGGGCATTAGGTATCCTTTTTCTTTTACCTTAAAGAAGAACTCAGATTTTGGTTTTATTTGTTTGCACCCTGTGCATTTCTTCATGGTGACCTCCTATAGTGAATAGTTGGAATTGATTACTGTCACCAGTAAACTCATTGTGGAATACCGCACCGATAGACTTCAAGAACCTAATGTGGGACTTGTTGCCTATCCAGACATAGTTCCAGATTATTGGATACTGTTTTAGCATCGTATCGCGGTACTCTAGAATGAGCTTGCGGAACTCTCTTCGGGTCTTCATACTTAGTTTCCAAACACGAGCGGACGTCACGAACCACACTTGGTCTCCACAGTTACCACCGATAGCCACAGGCATCCCATGAAGAGACATAGTGACACACTCAGAGGCTGGTGGGAATGAAGGTTCAATGCCATAGGCCTTTGCCTCAGCGATGTCTTCAGGTGACGGTGTGAATCTCTCGAAGTCTGATTCTTTAGTAGGTCTGATTATTAACATATAGTTTCTCTCCTATAGTATAAAACCCCCTTCCCAATAGTGAGTCGTATTGTTCACTAAATGAGTCGGGGTGTTTACGATTAGATACCAGAAGAACGACGCAGGTAATTACCCTCCCAGCCACAACCAATAACGTTCAGTGGCGTAGTATGGTCAGAGATAATACGTACTTCATTCAACTGTGCGTTGCCAGCGACCGGGAAGCGGAACTGACCAGTACCAACATTAAGCCCACCAGAGCGTAACGCATTGGAACCCAAGCGAGCACCCGCCATGTCGTAGCTGAACAGTCGAGAGGTGTTCTCCACTTCTACAGTGAATGCACCAGAGTCCTCATAGTTCACCCACGCTCGGCGTAGCTGCAAGCGCCCAATGTCCTCGGTAGCTGTCGAGCCATCATCAGCAGTCTTCTTGATGAGGAACTTAGAGAACACATAACGGAAGTCTATAGCCAACCCAATGTAAATAGTCTCACCCTCTCGGTTCCCACTCATTGACAACACAGGGACACCATTAGGCCAACCACCACGAGGTGGCTCGAACCACGAGACCAGACCGTCAGATGCTACGATGTAGAACTTACCCTTCCAATACTTCATCCCGTAGATGTCCACAGGCTTGATAGTGGTCGTGTAAGTGTCATCGTTGTAGGCACCTTTAGGAATCACATGCTTCACCTTGTTGTCAATGTACAGGCGATATGGTTCATCATGGAAGTCAATGCTGTTTTTCGTAAAGTGTGCTCGGCACATCCAAGTGTGTGACTGATTGCGCAACACAAGGTACATCGTTGAGCCGATAGAGTCACAAGCCAGAACCGTTACGTTACTTCCAAGTTCCCAATGTGACCACGCCTGTTGTGCAATCTCTTCGTTCAGGTACAGGAATTTGTACAGGAAGATTTTACTTGGGGCGTTAGCAGAGAGCACGGAGATAAAGTTCTCAGTACCAGAACCACGAATGGAGAACACACCGTTGGGGATGTAGCTTGGAACGTGAGCGCTCATATCCTCAGCAGACTTAACGGAGCTTACGTCCTGTACAGCATAGTAGCGGTTCAGTGATGTATAAGAGGCACGAGGTGACGCAAAGTACACACCACGACCAACACCATAAGGGCGTGCGCGGTCGGACACATCGAACTCAGTCGTAAGGTTCAACTCTACAGACTTCGGTGAGAGGATACCAGAGGCAGACAGAACGAACTGTGCTTGGTCAGACCATAGCAGCAACTCTTCGGAGAACGGTACGGCATACTTCAGGATTGAGATACGGTTGTGGGATACAGCCACATCAATCGGGTCATCATCTGACAGGTTAGCCACTGACGCAGGGAACAGTGAGAAATACTTGGAGGTACGGGACATCACAATGTTCTCACCAGCGAGGAACCCTAAGCGGTTACGGAAGAAGAACACATCGTTAATCTTCTGGTCTACGATAGAAGGAGTCGGGTTAGTGTCCATGTCCCCACATGAGCGCTGTGCCCACGGTAGAACCTGCATAGCGAATGAGCCATCTGGTTGGCGCACCAAAGCATGTGGCATAGTGTCACCATTGAGACCCTTCTCAACTCCCCATCCGGCGACTTCCTTCCAGACTTTCTTCACGTTGTCATACTGGACATAGAACATGTCGGAAGTCTTAGAGGTGTCACCAACAATCTTCACAGTGTACCCATTAGGAGCCTCGATTGGCAACTTACTGAATGACTGGCTTGTGTGCATTACCGCGTTCATCAACTGGTTGGCGTAGCCATCCTCAGTGGACAACTGGTTAATCTGACTGTTACCCGGAGCGATTACGTGGATGAAGCCAGACCCTTCGTTGAACTTCCAGTCCTTGAAGGAACCATGAGCACGAGCAAGACCTGCCAGTTTCTTAACGAGCCACTGTGCATCGGTCTCTTGTACATGTTCAGGCTTGTCACCTTGTGCAATCTTGTACTCAATTCGAACGTTGTTTATTGTGAATGCAAGTGTTCTCCCATACTGTCCACCACGAACGTTAATCAAACAGTCTCCGTTCTCTTTCAGAGTATAGAGCGGTGTCTTATCGGCACGCACAACCATGTTTCGGTTAACGATAAACGTGTAGTCAGCCACCGTTACCATTCGCAGGTCGTCACGAGGGTTCCCTACCTTCACGTAGGACAAGTCACCCTTCACAGCATACTCTTTACCATTGAGGTCGAACACTCGAACACCCTGTCCGGTAAACACTACGTAATACTGTTCGACACTATCTCGGTTGATGAGGTGAACGAGAGGTTTGGCACCAAGGGCATTCTGGTCTCCAATGGTCTTAGTGAAGACAAAAGGTGGACGCTTCTGAAGACCCTCAGTCTCCGAAGACCAACCGTTAATCTGTTCGGAACCCTGTTCGGGGAACCTTAAGATGTTCGGCTGTTGACTGATACCGCCCTTCAGGTTCTTGACGGATTGTGAAATAAGAGCCATTAGAGACCTCCTTAAATTGTTATCATTAACGAGACAGCAGACCACCAGTGAAGGCATCACCGTCAAGCATGTTGAAGTTACCGAAGTCCAGTTCGTATTCATGACACTGCATCTTGGCTTCCTGTTCTTCTTCAGCCAGCACTGCGTCAATCTCAGGTGCACCAAAGAACCTGTTGTTAAACTGACGTGCGGCCTTGGTGACAATCCAGAAGCGGAAGCATTCAGGCATCTCGTAGAACTCTCGGAGTTTGATGATGGTCACAGTGATTGGACTCTCAAAGATGTCAGTCCCGGTCGTCCGGTCAAACACGTAGCCTCCACGGTTAACGTAGGCAGTCGCCCCGCCTTCTGAAAGTACAGACAGGTAGTCTGACATATAGGGAATCAATCCGTTGAACACATCGGGGACTAGCTGTTGCCCTTCCTCAATGTTGAACGTCCAGCCTTTCGATTGAATCTGTCGGTTAATCTTATTGAGAACTCGACGGGCGTTAGCGACATCGGCGTTAGAGTCACCCTCCAAAGTGGAGACTGGCGGTTCACCGATAGAGGCCAAGATGTCATTGACCGCAGCCAACTCTTCGCCTGTCTCTAGGGTTGTTTCATAGGAACGCATAAGTGTATCCTCCTGTTGTAGCGAAAAAACCCCTCAAGCACCCGCGAAGGCACCCAAGGGGTTTCATATAGTTATCATTCAGTAGCAGCTAACTCAGCTTCCTTTCGAGCCTTGTTTGCCGCACGGGTACGGGCAGCTTTCTGTTGTGGCGTTAGCTCTTGCTCAACTTCAGTAAGGGACTCAGCGTCCCCTACGAGTTTGCGAGAAGTTAAGCCTTTTTGAAAACCAGCGCACCACATGCTTCAGGGCGCAGACCACCGTGACCCATTGCGTACTTAGCGATAATCTGGTCTGCTTGGAAGTTAGCTCGACGAGCACGTTCCAGTGCCATGTCTTTCAGCTTAACAGTACCAACTGCAGAGCGGTGATTGAACAGACCGACAACGTTGTCCAGAGCAACACGGGTGTCACCAGAGGAAGTCTCAGGGAATGCGTGTTTCTGACCAGTTGGGTTCACACCTTCTTCTGGACGGTCATCACCAGCACCACCAGCAGTCAGGTGAGGAACTTCGATTACCTCAAAGCCCATGACGTTGCGGATAGAACCAGTAGACGGGTCAATCAGTGCCTGATAGTTTGCAGCGTTAGGCATCAGAGCAGCCAGAATCGCAGAGTAGTTATCAGGAGTGGTGTAGAACACACGGTCACTTGAAGGAACGTAGTTGCTAGTCAGCTTGGCACGCGCCAGAGTCAACTGTGCGATAATCGCCTGACCCAGCTTAACTTGGTCGCCTTGCAGAGCAGACTGTTCGCCAACTTCCAGTACATGAGCCTTACCGAGACCAGCGATGTTCTCATCAGACGCAGACGGCAGGTTACACAGTTTAGCCATTTCAGCCAGAACCGCGCCATCAGCAGCCATTGCCAGAGATTCACCCAACTGTGCGGTGTACTCAGAACGCACGTCATAGTGGTTCATAGCGTCTTCGATGTCGTAAATCAGAACGTCAGCAGTCAGCAAACCATCAATGTTAATGGTCTTCTCAGTGTGCTTCATGTCTTTACGTTTGTCATCGAGGTTCTCACCCGGTTGCAGGTAAGCAGCTTTGGTACGACCCAGCACAGGGAACTGCGCGGACTTACCGGACTGGATAGAGCGAACAAGGTGTTTGTTCATAGTTACGGAGGTACGGGTAAATGCAGTCAGAACTTCACCACCGAAGACCTTCAGGAACAGAGCCAGTTTATCACCAGCGCTCATGCCTTTACCTTGGTCTTTACCCATCTGCTGTCCACCATTCATGTTAGCCATGTTGAATCTCCTTCTGTTGATTTAAAAGTTTAATGTGTGAGGTACTACTTGAAACGAGTTGGTTCTCATTGTGTATCACTCAAAGGGAGAACGTGTTGTCTCTCCCAATAGTGAGTCGTATTAATTTTAGAAGTTACTGTACATCATCTTACGCTCAACTTCAGCACGGAACTTAGAGTCCGAACGGTAGCGAGGGTCAGACATTGCAGCAATCATCTCAGCCTGTGACTCAAAGCCAGACTGTTTTGCTCGCACAGGTGCAGCAGGTACGGCACGTTTAGAAATGCTACGGGCAGCAGGTTTACCGAAAGTCTTCGCACGGCTTGCACCAGCGAGATTCACGATAGCCTTAACGGTTGCGAGGTCACGGTTTTCCAGAGCACTAACCAGAGACTCGGCAGCATCCGGGTTGGACACTTCGAGGTGATTGTAGATTGCTTGGAACTGTGCTTCACCACCAGCATACTCCATAACAGACTGAACGTACTGTTCGACCAGCGCTTCCTGTCCACGAATGTAGGAGTCAACGAAGGACTTAGAGTAACCAGCCTTAGCCAGTTCTTCATAGGACTCTTCGGACAGACCATCTTCACCATATTCCTGTTGGATACGGACGATAGTTTCTTCAGACAGACCACGTTCAGCAGCCTGATTGACCATCTCTTCGAAGCCAGCCTCATGCTCTTCGAGTTGACTTGAGGCTTCATTCAGTTCGTCTGGAACGTCACCCACAGGTTCAAACTCTTCGGAACCTTCTTCGTCACCTTCGGAGTAATCAATCTCACCCTCTTCGGTCTCTTCAGGTTCACCATCAGTGGAGATACGAATCTCAGTACGATTCTCATCTTCTTCACCAAACGGGTCTGGATTACCATAAGGGTCATCATTGCCAACTAACTCGATTGCATCATCGCCATCACGGGCAGCAACATCGAGTTCAAGCATAGCCTGTTCGTGGTCAGTAGGAGTAGACCCACCGACAACCGCAGAGTTCACACCGAAAGATGCGTAAACGTCAGCATTAGATTCACCGGACATATTGTATCTCCTTTGATAATAAAGTTTAGAACTCAAAGGGAGGACGTAGTGTCTCTCCCATTAGTGAGTCGTATTAATTAGGAACCATACCAGCCTGTGCAGCAGCAGCTTCCATGTTCTCAGGACTTGCAGTAGCCAGCGCACCAGCACCAGCACCAGCAGACGCAGCAGCGTTCTCCAGAGCAGTACCTTGAGCGGACTCAGCCATTTCCTGTTGCTTCTCTTCAGGTGTCTTAAGGATACCAGAAGTGTCGATGCCGATAGCGTTCGCAATGCGCAACTTAATGGTCGCAATGTTGATGTCCGGGTCATTCTGCATAGGAGCAAGAGCAGACCATGCAGCAATACATCGTTCCAGCTTATCGAGGTCTTGACCACGACCCAATGCTTCCATCCCGGTACTGATAGTAGGCTCAACGGCCTCTTTCGGTAACTCAGGAATCTGATTGGTTGCTTGAAGTTGTTTCAGCAGGACACGAACCATAGGTAACTGAAGTTCCTGTGAGAGAATTGAATAGACACCACCAAGGGTATCTTCCAGTTCAGATGCAACATAACGAATCTCTTCGGCTGTCACACGCTCACCAGTACGCTGTACCGCAGAGTTCAACATAAAGGCATAGGACAGTCGGCCTTCAATCTGTTCACTTACAGCTTTCGCTACAGAGAAGTCAGCGGCCTTTTCCAACTGAAGGAACGAGATGTCTTCTGGACGACCAGACACAAAGTCACCTGTCTGTGCTTTCGTTAAGCGACGAACCTGTGTGATACCAGCAGGGTTAACCAAGCCGATAACCTTTGCACTAATCATGGACATCTTGACGATTGCTTCCTGAAGGTTCTCAAGTGAACGTAAGTCACCTAAGTATTCCTCACAGTACGAACGACCATATGACTCTCCATCAATGCGCACCATGCGAACCGGGATATACGGACAAGCGTCCACCGGATAAGAAGCATCTGTGCCTTCGACTTCAACGCCATCAATCTCTTCGTACTTCAGGTACTCTCCAGATTCCTCATCGAGATAAATGTGAGTGTACACATCAATCATCTCGTCACCCTTATGTTCCTGACCGGAGTCCATAGAGTTCCTTACGTCTTCGGGTAGTGCTGCATAGGCAGTCTTATCCAAGGTCACAATCTGTAGTACCGTGCCGAATGCGTCTCGTTGGACAACATAAGAAGACAGGCGGTATAACTTCATGGGATTGTAAGTACCTTCAGGTTCAGGAATGTACAGCAGAGCGTTACCCGCTACGACTAACTGCTTTAGGGTCTCAAAGAGTGTCACACGGTATGAGTTTGACTCGATGTAGTTCATCAAGATTCGCTCGACCATAGATAGACCTTCTTCGACCTTCGCCAGTTCAGCGGGTTGTGCTACCAATTGTTTCGCTTCGAACTCAGAGATGGTCAGCTTCATCCAAGTCTGCATAGGGAACAGAGCAAGCATGAGCTTAGAGGCCAAGTTGTTCAGACCACGAGCGCCCACTGCTTGCCACGGAGTCGTGTAGTCAGTAGAGGCGTTATCGGAGTCCTTCGGGAACAACGAGGGGATGGTGTACTTCGCACAGTTTTCCGCACGGGTCTCATAGGAGTTCCGGTCGTTCTTCAATGCGTCATACACCGCCTTGGCACCATTCTCAGCGAAGCCTTCACGTTTCTGTGAGCTTGCCATTTAGCGCCTCCTTGTTAGATATTAAGACCACCGCCAGAACTACGAGCGACACTCAGTGATTTCTTACCACCAGCACGAGCTTTCTTCTTGCCAGATTCGGTCTGTGCATCATCATCGGTGTCCACATCGTCTTTACTCGGCGGCTCGATAATCTGTGCAGCAGCAGGAGCCGGAGCAGCTACAGGAGCAGCTTGTTCAACTACCTGTACATCAGGCTTACCACCACCAGTAAGAGCACCAGCAACGCCACCTACAGCTTTACCAGCTTCCTTACCGACCTTCTCGACTACCTTACCAGTTTCCTTGACTACCTTCTCGATAGGCTTAGTTACTTTCTTGATAGTCTTTTTGATTTTCTTACGAATCTTTTTACCCCAACCCATGATAAACCTCCTAATTATTTCTTCTTAAAGACACTGGTACGGATACCAGACTTGGACTTCTTCTTGGCAGCAGCGGAGTCTGCCTTCTTGGATTTCTCAACGGAGTCATCCAGTTTCACCTTCAGGGACTTCTTGCCACCCGTTGGCACCTCAGAAGAGGTTCCGCTATCGTTGTCCTCTTCGCCACCAAAGAGAATACCTTTCGGTTCCTCAGTCAGTGGAGCAGGGTCGATAGCTCGGATGGATTCAGTCTTTACTTTAGGTGTCTTAATCTTTGGTGAAAAGCACATAAGACCTCCATAACACTAGGACTCAGCCTGTTCCTTACGGATTGCCTCCATGTCATCCAGAGTTTGGGACGCATAGTTGAGACCAGCAAGGAACCCAGCAATGTAGCTTTCAGACCATCCAGCCTGTTTCAATCGGTTGATTAGACCTGACTGAATAGCATATCCAGCATTGTATTGAACCTGTAGATACTCCATAACACTCCGAGGAACATTAGGAATATCTTGTGGGTTCTCCATATACTTCTTGATAGGGGTTAACATAATTAATGTTCTCCTTAAAGTTAAACTTAAAGTAGGTATCATATAGGCACCCCTCTCAATAGTGAGTCGTATTGATTTCACTGTCGAGAAGAATGCCTAGAGTTACACACTCTTAGTTATAAATGCAGCCCACACCATAGCGACGGCTACGATTGCGAACATCACGAACGCAACTGTTCCGGCGACCATAGGTAAATCTCCTTGTCGATAAAGTTGTACTCTTCGAAACGCAGGATGCGAGCCATCTGGCCCTGCTTAATGATTTCCTCTTCGGTCATCCCAGCTTTTGCACCAAGTGTCACAATGGCTTCCCATAGGGTTCGCTCACCCATGTCAACCTTCTTCCATTCGAGAACCGTCTGACCCTTACGGGCACCAGACTTAAAGGTTTTCTCAACCTGTTCAAAGGCATACGGGTTCTCAAGCCACTCAGCAGTGGTCTCACCCCATCCCGGAATGCCACCATAGCCATCAGTCAAGTCACCTTTGATGGTCTGATAGATGTGCCAGTAGTCAGCAGTAGTCTGGTCTTGAGTCAAGATGTTACCAGTAGTGCACCACAAGAAGTCACAATCAGGGATGGTCTTAAAGTCCTTATCACAGGAGACCAACACAGCCTTCTTGAAGCCAAAGTGTTTAGCACCAGACCCGATGATTCCCATTACATCATCACCTTCGAGTCGTTCCTCAAGGATAGACGTCCAGTCCTCACAGGCTTGAACACGCTCGACGAACGCACGGTAGCCTACAGGCTTACGGGATGCCTTACGGTTCTCCTTATAGGTTGGGTCCACCAGTTCCTTACGCCAGTTCACAGCGTCAGTGAAGGCCAGTACGATAGGTGCATCACGCCAAGCCTTCTTACGGCTCGCATAGGACTTGATAGAGTCAACCAGAATGTTCCACGCTTTCCCGTGGTCACACTCTAAGGTCCAAATATCATCATCCCATTGGGTCTCAATCTCGCTTGCAGCCATCGCCTGAAATACCAGCCAGTCACCATCCATCACCAAGACTCCCTTATCGGATTTGCCTTGGCGAAGTTCATAATATTGTTTAAGAGTTAGAGCAGCCATGTTAGTCCTCCACATGTTGATATGATTTGTAGTTCCTGATAGCCAGAACTCCCTTGTGGTCAATACCATAATCAGCACCCACCTTGCGGGAACTTCTTGAGTCCTTACGGATAGCTCTCACCTGTTCATCAGTCAGCTTGGCCTTTGAGTGTCTACCGCGTGTAACGCAGTCCATCACATTGTCCCGCTGGGTTCCCAACTCAAGGTGTTCAGGGTTGACGCACAAAGGGTTATCGCACTTGTGGCGAACCACCAGCCCATCAGGGATAGCCCCAAAGGTTTGAGTGTACACCAAACGATGTGCAGCCCACTTAACTCCGTCAATCTGAATCTGACCATAGCCGTGACCCGTTGTGTAGCCCGTCCAGTTAATACACTCAGTAACCATTAGACACAACCTCCCATCTTAGTCAAGAAGCGGACACCAGCACCTGTTACTTCCCAAGCGCCAGCATTACGCCCATCAGTTGATAGGCAAGAGATATGACCACGGCTTGCAGCCTCAGCCACCAGTGACGCATTGTTGCGCACATAGTTCGACTGAAAGGTCTTAGGGCAGCTTTTGATAGCCGCCAGTACACGTAGATAATCACCCATTACTTCACCTCGCGGATAGTTGCTGGTGCGAACTTGATGCCCTCACCGTGGTGCTCGATGCCCATCTCACGGATTTCATTACGAATGCCCTGCTTAACAGCAAAGGCAACAACACCATCGGCACCATGAGTAAGAGCCTGTACGAGTAACTCTTTGTCCTGTGCGCTAACTTCCTCACCATCACGAACGCTACGAGCCAAGTCTAAGATACGTTCCTGAATCATAACTTCGGTCTCAGAGTCAACCTTTACGGTCATTTCGAATGATACTTTAAAACGTTTAGTAATAGCCATGATATTTCTCCTGTATTAGTGACAATCTTTCCAGTTTGCGCCAGTCTTACCTTCGGTATCTAACTGACATCTAAAGTTAAAGTGGTCTCCCACATTACGCATTGCTTGCTGTGCCATCTCGACAATCTTATCGGCAATCTCTTGAGTCCTTGCAGCGACCTGAATTTCATCGTGTACCCAAGCCATGTACGCAAAGTCACCATCCCAGCCATGCTTAAGGCCAGCTTCCAGTAACAGTCGTTCAGTCTCGACAATCCACAGTTTACAAATCAGAGCACCAGCAGACTGCAACAAGGTGTTCAACGCAGCGTGAGGACTACGGACGTGTACTTTACGACCATCCAATCCACGAACCCATCGACGCTTCCAAGTCACCTTCTGTTCACCACCGACCCACTTGGAGTCTTTCACGAGAGTACCTGTAATGGCCTCACGTAATGCAGCGATAGCAGGGGTTTGCTCAAGGAAGTTCTTAATGAGTCGCTTACCATCTTCGGCAGTACCGCCTACAATCTGACCTATCTTCGCAGCGCCAGCACCATAGAGGAACCCATAGATAAACGTCTTAGCGTTGTCACGAGTTGGTAGACCCGCAGCCAACTGGTTCTTCGTATGGATGTCACCAGTTAGGATGGTCTCGACGTACTCACCTTCGTCATAACGATACATGAAGTGACCTAAGCAACGTAGCTCAAGGCCGGACGCATCCACACCAACTTGAATCCAAGGGTCTGGCTTACCGTCTTTCATGTTGTGCTCGGCACCGAAAGCAGCACGGCAAGGTTCGCCATAAGCAGCACGGATAGAAGGCACCTGTGCCACGTTAGGGAAGCTGTGAGTTGCACGTCCAGTTACCGCACCGTTCGGGTTAACGCTACCGTGAATACGACCATCCTCTCCAATCATTCGGAGCCAGCCGTTATCACCTTCAGCAACCTGACCGATACGTTTCTGAATCATAAGGTATTCTTTAATCAACTCAATGCAACGCTGTGCATCAGGGTCGTCTACCTTAACGTGCTCTAAGACCTCATCGTCTACCTTTGGTGCACCACTAGGAGTGAACTCAACGGGCACCCAGCCAGCTTTGGTAAGCACACGAGTGATGTGGTCACGACTAGCAGGGTTAAACACAACGTGCTCTACAGGCGTATATGGTGCGCCCTCTACGTAATCACGAGTGTCCAGTTCACAAGGTTCCAGACCTTCACGTTGCTTCTTGTTCTTCGGCTTCTTGAAGATGCCACCCTGTTTCGGATACTTCACACGAGGATACTTAGTGAGAGGCTTACCAGTTCTCGGATGACGGAATGCTTCTACTCCACCCTTGGCCTGATACCATGTACCGAAAGTGTTGGTCAGTTCGACCAGCAGTTCACCACGGCGACCAGCCAGTTCAGCGTAGAGATTCTCTAAGGACTTGATGTCAATAGGGAAACCGTTACGTTCCATCTTGGCTAACAACCATGCAGCATCGTGTTCCAGTTTGACAGCCTCAAGGCTACCGTTCCAGAAACGTTCTGCTTCTGTGCTTCCAGCAGGTGTCTCGTTAGGGAAATAGAATGTGTTGCTACAAAGTTTCTCGAAGAGAGCCTTGGTGACTACAACGTCTTGAACGTTATATTCCATCATGTCTTCGTTGAACAGCAACCACTCCATCCCATCAACGTATTCTTCACCAGACTCAGCCAGTGAAGCCTTGAAGTCGTCCTTGTACTCACCCTTCATTTCACCTAAGCGATAACCCCAAGCCTCCAGAGCGTGGGAACCAAAGCGTTTACCCGGCAGCTTGCCAGCACGGAGCAGACCAGCATCGGTGTCTTTGATGTTAGAGTAAATCAAGCGGGACATCACGAGGGTATCCAGTACGTTCTCTTTCGGGAACTTAACGTCACGGCCTAACAGTTTCTTGGCGAGCAACTCGATTACCGGGATGTCATACTTGTGACCATTATGGAACACAATGAGACCACCACGAGCAACCTCGGCTTCGAGAGCATCAATGTATGCCCCAAAGTCATCAGGTCGGTAACGGATGTACTGGTCAGTTGTGTAGTCGTAAGTCACCGCACAGTGAAATTGACTAACGTTGTGCAGCAACCCGTTTGTTTCGATGTCGGATAGTAACATTGTGTTTACTCCTTAAAGTTTAACGATGGGTGTATCCCATATAGTCTTTCACGTTGATTACCTTCAGGTTCTCAGCTTTGATTCCAACGTTGTTGCTGGTCACTAAGGTTCCATTAGGAGCAATGCGGGACACTCGTGAGCACCAGCAGATGTTGCCAGCGACCGTGCGCACGTACCATAGAGAGGATGTCTCAGTTGATGCGCAGAAGTCACCAGCCTTAATGTGGGTCATGGTGTCCTTATCGAATACCTTCAGGTCAGGACGATTCACTGGTTTCACCCACTTACCGCGAACACGAGTCCACCCTAAGTTCTTCAGGATGTGTACCGCAGAGTCACGAGCACATTCGTATTCCTTGATGTCTGCCAGTTCAGCTTCCAGTTTAGCGATTTCTGCTTCGATTACATTACGGTTACGCATAGTGTTGTTCTCCCATTAGTGAGTTGAATAGATTTCATACAAAAGTTAATCACTAAGGCCACCCGTAGATGACCTTTAGTTTAACTCTTTAGATTTCAGACTTCGCAGCCAGAATCATGCCCTCTTCGCCAGCCACTTTGGACAGCAGGAGTTCACGCGTCTTGTCTTCGCCAACAGCCACAGTAGCGGCTACAGCAACGGAAGCGAGCAGACGACCTGCCTGTGTGTCATCCAAAGTTACACGCTGTGTGTGCGCCTTGGTGGACTTATGGTCTTTCCAACGGTAGACCAGAGTTACCTTGCCGTTACGAACGTTGATGTGAACTCGACGGGCATACTGGTCGATGGTGTCAGACAGACGGATTGTATTGCCGGGGAATTTAATAGCCATGTTGTGTACTCCTATTAGATACAGTTGTAGTTGGCAGTGAAAACCCTGCCGTTCTTCATCAAGTCCTTAGACCATGAGCGCCCTTGCTGTTCGCATATCTCGTATGCCTCAGCCTTCGGTGCCGTGATAGGGACTTGACTTATTGTTTGTCCGCTCACAGTTATCAGAGTGAGCACAAGGGTTATCGTAACCATCACAGGAAGAACTTGTTCAGGTCGGTTGCTTTCGCTGCAATCTTAGCAGCAGACGTAACGCCAGCACTTGCATCTTCAGACAGTAGACGTGCCTGTTTAGCCAAGCGTTGTGCCTGTGCAGCATCTTTGCGAGCCTTGTCGTTCAGGCGTTTAGCTTCACGGAAGTACATTTTAACTACAAGTTTACCGAGAGTGTTGATGAATTTAAACATTGTGATTCTCCTTAAGTGGATTGATAAGTGGGAACAGAATGTCTGTCCCATTAGTGAGTTGTATTGATTTACTATCGCGCTCGTTCAGGAAGTCCTTATAGTCAGCTATGTCAGAAGTCCTGACCGTCTTCTTCTGGTTCCCAGCCGCTATCTCCATCTCCTTCATCTTCAGGTGATGCAGTCGGTTCGAGCCATCCGGTTTCTTTGTTGTAGGCCATGTGTCCAGCCACGCCAGTATCACCAGTAAAGCGACACTTGAGAACACGGAGCTGGACAAGATTAGGATAGTCACCTTGCTGATTACGCTCAAGGGCAATGATGGTATCACTAAGTTGACGCAGTGCGCCAGAACCACGCAGGTCAGTAATACTAACGGGACGACCTTCTTCATGTGCTTTCCCCTTCTCAGGATTCTTGAGGTGACATATTACCACCACGACCACACCTTTAGTCTTCGCAAAGGCTTTCAGCTTGGTCATCAGTCGGTCAATCGTCTTACGCTCATCAGAGTTATCTTCCATCCCGGAGACCACAATAGAGATATGGTCTAACAGGATAACGTTACAGTCTAAGCCATCGACCATGTAGGCCAGCTTCGCAAACAGACGGTCTTCCTGTGACTCCGCAAAGGAATCGTACAGGTGGAACATATCTGTGTTGAACAATACGTCATACCACTCATCGAAGCGTCCATCCTCTAAGATTCTCATCTTGAGTTCTTTGTCTTGACGCAGACGTACATGGTTGTTCAAGCCCATTAAGTCCTGAACAGTTTCCTCAACGGCTTCTTCAAGCATCGCCAATCCTACCTTCGCACCACCCTTGCCCCACATGAGCATCTGTTGACGGACGAATGTGGACTTACCCATACCGGAACCGGAAGTTACCATGATGACTTCACCACCACGAGCACCAAGTGTCATGTCGTTGAGCTTCGGTTGACCCGTGAAGAGTAGACCTGTTGTTTCCTCTTTGACCATAGCTTCACGCACTCGGTCTTTAAGTGACACAGCAGAGACAACACCATCAGGCACCCAAGGTTGCGCATTCCAAATCTGGTCGGTTACTGCTTTGGCTTGTCCATTGAGCAAACACTCATTGGCATCCTTAAGAGGCAGTACAGCGACTCGGACTTTCCCGCTAGGCAGGACAGGAGCACACTCTTCGATGGCCTTACGACCGGGTTCATCCATGTCGAACATCAGGATAATCTCATCGAACTGGTCGAAGTATTCATAGTTTGCAGCACATGTTTTCTTTGCGGCTTGAGCACCCATAGGGAGACTCACAACGGGATACTTCCCTTCTTGAAGTTGCGCTACGGTCAGACAATCAATCTCACCCTCAGTCACCACAATCTTCTTGCCACCATTCCACAACTGCTTACCGAACAATAGGTCAGCTTTGAGTTTCCCCTTAGCGGAGAACTCTTTGTTCTTGTCGCGAACTTTCTGACCCACAAGGTTTCCCTCAACGTCATAGTAGTTCGCAACCTGAAGCATCTCTCCGTTGACCTTCGCTACCCAATAGCCATACTTACGGCAGATAGCTTCCATAAGGCCACGAGCTTTGAGGTTCGTATAGCGACCGTCTGAATCCCCAAAGTTTAACAGGTTAGACATTTTGTCACCTCCAGTGTTGTGTGAGCTTCTGCGAGTCTTCGCCACGGTCTCACGAGTTTCCTCGGTTCCACGCACATGGTTCTGACACACAAAACAATACTGGTGTCCATCAGAATACATGCCATTACCATCTGACGACCCACAGTTCTCACAAGGTAAATGATAGAGGAATATACTCTCTTGTTGTTCTTCCATATCCATGATAGGACTCCTACAGGAACGGACGCAGTGCGCCACAAACGATAATGATGATGACCAGAAGTGTCACCGGAAGTGCTTCACCAAATAACTTACGCATAGTGGTTACTCCTTATACAATTTTAGCGAACAAAGGGAGAAACCTTTCGGTCCTCCCATAGTGAGTTCTATTACTTACGAGTTAAGATATAGGTCAATGCCAGAACGAATACACAGCGGTAAATCATATCGTACATGCCCATCTCATGAATAATCATCATAATCTTATCCCCAATCACTTGTTACTAATTCACCAGTCTTCAGCCAGCGACTCAAGTTAAAACTTGGACACGCTTTAGGTGCAATGTCATGGTGCGCTTTGATTTCTGCATCCGGGTACAGGTCTTTGAGGTCTGCAAGTTTCTCTTTAAGAGACTGCATCTGTGCTGGCGTAAAGTTAGCTTCGAACTTACCTTTAGCATCAATGCCACCTACGAGGCACACACCGACTGACTTACTGTTCCAGTCCTTAACGTGAGACCCAACGACATCGACCGGGCGGCCTTCTTCGATTGTACCATCACGGCGAATCACAAAATGGTAGCCAATTGCTAACCAGCCCTGTTCTCGATGCCACTGACTGATTTCACGAACACCGACATCCATTGATGGTTTGGTTGCACTACAGTGAACAAAGATTGCTTCCGTAGAACTGCGCTGTTTAAATTGTACCTTTGGCATTATTTCTTCTCCTTCTTGATAATCATTTTGTCCCAAGGAATCTCCTTAGAAGGCTCTTTAAGCCATTCAGCAGGTATCAGCCTGTCTGCAAACTTAATACCGTGTTTTTCCGCCCACTCACCGTAGCTTGTGGGAGACCCTTTGTATATCTTTGAGCGGCTTGAAGAGAACACAATGCGTATATCGAGGTTGGGGAATTGTTCGCGTATCAGCAAGTGTTTCTTGCGGTCATCGCTTTCCCATAATCCCTTGAACTCGACGATGATACCGTTTGGTAACAATGCGTCAGGTGTATATTTGTGATTGCTCGCTGGGACTACATAAGGTATTGAGAAAGACTCATACTTAGCCTTAACCCCCATGCTCTCCAATCGAGCCATATTCTTCTCTTCAAGACCACTTCGGTAGATACCTACCTTCTTGATTCCTTTAGCGCCGTAACCTGCCATGTGTCCTCCCATTTCGTATATCGCAAATCGTCTGTTGGGAGACACCGAAGATACGAGCCAGTTTAGCACCAGACTCGCTGGACTCCATGATTGCCATCACATCTTCATCACATAGTTTATATCCTTTGTGGGAGCGACCCTTCTTCACCATGTCCTCAGAGTTCTCCTTAGGAGTTCCACTTGATAGGTGCTCAGGGTTGCAACATAATGGGTTATCACAGGAGTGCAGGACTGTAGAACCTTTTGGGGCGTTGGACATAATGCGATGACAATACAGAACCTTCTTAGATTCTCCACACCACACCTGTCCGTACCCTCTATCGTTCGTAGCACCCTGCCACTCCCAACATCCAGCGGAAGTCACCTTGATTCTCTCAAGGATTTTCTCCCGAACGTTCATTTAGAAATCACCGTCTTCGTCTTCATCGTCCTCTTCCGGTTCTTCGTTCCAACCAGAATCATTTTGAGGACGTTGACGGGTCTGTACTTCATCAGCTTCGTAGCCATCTTCTTCGATTTCGTCTGACCAATCGTCATCGCCACCACCGAACTCGACCAGCTTAATCAGCATCACGGAATCCAGTTGCAGCTTAACGGAGGCACCTGCTACAGCAGACCAACCATAAGGGAACAGGGTGTATTTAATCTTCAGTTCAGAACCACCGGAGATAGCCGGACGCTCACCACGAATGCGCTTACCTTTGGAGTCCACAATAGCCAAGTCGATTGGTTTGTTCTCACCAGTCTTCTTATCAGTGTACGAGCCGTAACACTTAAAGTGAAACGTAGTGGTTCCGTCTTCGTTATCCATGAAAGGCATGTCGCCAACATATGGCTTCAGCGGTTTCTTACCCTTGACAACTTTCGGCGGGTTCGCTTCGTACTCTTCGAGTCGAGCAGCGTAGTCCGTCTCATGGGCTTCGACAATCTCGTCAATCATCTTCTGACAGCGAGGGTCGTCGTTGGATACAGTCAGTGATACTTTATAGACACCACGTTCGTTCTTGAAGTCACCACTACCGAAGTCTGGTTTAGCCAGATAGCAGTAAGGTTCAGCAACACCACGAGCGGAAGTGAATACTTTACGTTTTGCGAATGCCATAATGATTCTCCTTTAGTTTCTGAAAGTTAAAAGTGGGGAAACGTTGTGTCTCCCCAATAGTGAGTCCTATTAAACCTTTCGGTCTGGACGGATGCGTGTCACTGCGAAGCCAGCCGGGACATATTGCCACTCAGCTAACTCGTTGGCCTCTTCAAGAGACGTAGCGAACACAGGGACTTCGAACGATTGGCCTTGGCCTTCTACCGTAGCGAAGAACTTCTTGTCACCGTTGACCAGTGACCCTTTGTTTAAATTGCTCATTGTCCTCTCCCTTTCCACAGGTTGTATAACTCTAAGTAGTCAGCGTTGCCTGTCTTTTCAAACATACGCTCAGCCCATTCACTAGGTTTAAGCATAGCACTTACCTTTATGTTTCTCGTACAGTTCACCGTAGAACCCAGCTTTCGCCATGTCCTTCTCTAAGAATGCCAGTTCGGATTTCTTACCAGCACGGAGGCGGTACTTAAGGATGTTCCCTAAGCAGTACCCTTTGAACTGTTCGCGGGTCATCGACCGGGCAATCACTTCGATAGCCTCAATGTCATCAAACAACATATAGTGGCTCGGAGTTCGAACACCCTCTATATCTTGTGGTTTGTCTGGCTTAGTGCAACTGCATACACCAGCACCATTCCAGATTGTACACTCACTGGTATGCTTTGTTTTGCAAGTATGCGGATAGCGGTCATCCTTCTCTAAACAAGCTATACACCCAGTTGCTTGTACTGGCGGGTTTTCTTTTTCCCAGGCTGCACCATCTAACAGTCCCATTAGAACACCTCCTTGATACGCGCAATGACCAGACGGACTTTAGGGAAGCGGGTGACGAGAACCGGAATGAAAGGCCGGGAGCCAGTGGTCGCTTCTTTATATAAGCCAGTCGTAATCACAGCGTGAACACGAGGTGCTAACTCAATGGTCGAGCCAAGCACTTTAGGGATGACTGCGTGTTTCTCAGAGGCCAGAACCGTCGAGCGGTCGGAACCACGAGCCGAAAAGATACCGTTTGATTTGTTGAAGTGTAGTCGTAACATAAGTGTTTCCTCCATAGGTGAGTCGTATTAGCAATCAGGCCAGCAGTTGTCGTCAATGATAACGAAGGCAAACGTGGCAAAGATAGCAGCAGCAATTAGAAATAGCATGAGGTTGTTCCTCCATAGTGAGTCTAATAGAAACGCGAAAAGGCCAGCCCCCGTTAAGGACTGACCGTTTGTCTTTACATCTTGACCGTTGGGTCTGACTCGACACCACGGAACATAACGAACGATGGGTGACGCAATGACCCATCTGGTGTTTCCTCCATGTAGGCAACTTGGCACTGCCAGCCCTCGTAAGGATTGACCTCACCGAGGGTATATGTGTCAGTGTTACAGGCTTCCGTAAACTCATCCATCAATGCTTGGCTGATATTGTTAGCGGAGACAACGCGACCGGACTCCAAGAGAACCTCGAAGCCAATCACTTTACCTTCATTAGCCAGACCCGGAGTGCCCCAATTGAGGCCAACGATAATACCATCGGCTTCACACTCAGGCTTGAGCTTCCAGAAGCCAGACTTCTTACCACGCTGATAGAATGCCAGCGGGTCTTTCACTACCAGACCTTCGTGACCATCGGCACGGGCTTTCTCATAGAGTGCTGTCAGTTCCACATAGTCGTAGACTTCATAGCTCTCAGAGATGTCCCATTCGATTTCAGGGAAGTGCTCACGCAGAACAGGAAGCATAGCCTTAACGTGCTCACGCATCAGTAGGTTCATCACTTCGTAGGTCTCACCGGAGACCATAGAGTCAAACGGCATGACACCATAAAGAACAACCTTTAGTTGCATAGGGTCTAAGTGGAACGGCTGTTTGTTCTTCTTCCACTCATCATGGAACCACTCGCTGGTGGAGTACGCAAAGTTTGACTGCTTGAGCCACTTGGTACGCAGTAGGCCAGACCCTGTGTTGAAGTCCACGCCTTTGACCATTAGCTCACCATCCAGCATGAAGCCATCAGGGAAGATACAGCGGTCATCTTTGAGCAACATCTCCCAACGCTTGTCGAACCCGTTGAGGTGCTCAAGGGCAGGGATGGTCTTAGAGACACGGGAGAGCCACATGCTGTCAGCCGTGTTGTCAACTACAATGTTACCACGAACGCCATCATATTTTATGTCGCAGATAAGGTAGCCAGCTTTGTCGAGAGCTTTCTTAACAGCAGACTCAACGAATGATACAGCTTTATGTGGACTGGTCTTGAATGTGATTTCCATGATGGAACTCCTATATGTGTATTGGTTAATGTTTAATCAAAAGTTAATCACAAAGGCCACCCGTGAAGATGACCTTTAGTTTAACTCTTTCGCAATAGTGAGTCGTATTAATTCCAGTGCTTCAGGTCTGCGTGTACCTTGCGGAGCCACTCAGTCTGTGCATTGCACCGTACATCTTCGTCTGACTGTTCGAAACACTTGGCTGTCAGTACGAGGCCACTGCGTAGAACAATGCGGAGAGTCTCCCCGGCTACCCATCGGCGCTGTGCATAGTTCTCATAGCGGAAAGTCTCAGTTACCACACTAACATCGTGGTCTTCTTTAAGTCTCGCGATGGCATCCTTGAACGCCATTAAGTTACCACTGTATAAGCGACCCATTAGAGTGCCTCCTTCCAGTTGCGTTTCTCAGAGTTACCACGTTGCGTCTTGTGACGCTTCTTCATGCGGTCTTTACGTTCCTGCCATTCAGCACCATGTTCATTGATGATGTTGTTGCGCTTAGTGGTTGGTTCAAAGTTGGTACGCATAATGTTGTTTCCTCTTAAAGTTAGAACTTAAAGTATCTTAAAGTTATCTTAAAGTTTAGGAAGCCCTAAGGCTCCCAATAGTGAGTCGTATTAGATTCCGTTAGGCAAACGCAAAGTCTGACTTCAGGATTTCTTGGAGGTCGAGAGAACCTTTAGCTGGCATCTCAGGCATCTTGTCAAGCTGCGATTCGTGCAACTGGTCAGCGAACTGGTCGTAGAAGTCTGCGAGTACATCGTTTTCTTCATAGGTGTTCACCATCGTTTCACGTACAGCTTTAAACAGGTTGCCAGCGTCAGCCGGGATAGTGCCAAAGGAGTCATGAATCAGTGCGAAGGATTCCACACCGTAGACCTCATTGGAGCGCACCACAGTCATTCTCAGGTGGCTTCCATCCATTGAGTGAACAAAGTTAGGAGCAATGCCTGACTCCTGCTTACGTGCATCAATTCCGCTATCCTTATTGGTGTTCACGGTAGGTTGCAGACGAATCTGGCCTAGGAACATCAGGTTCAAGCGGGTCTGTACTGGCTTACGATACTCCTGCCACACAGGGAAACCATCAGGTGTTACCCAATGTACTGCGCAACGCTTGCGGAGGACTTCTTTAGTCTTTTTGTCCTTGACTTCAGCAGCCAGAAGTTTAGCCGCAGACTTCAGCCAGTTCATTGCTTCAACCGCTGCGACCACTGTCACCGTTACCGCGTTCCAAATCAGTTTAGCCATGTAGCCAGCCGCTTGGTTCGGTTGAGTGAACATCAAGCCCTTGCCATCGTCGATAGCTGGCTGAATGGTATCCTCTAGCACTTGGTCACGGAAGCCGTACTCTTTGGAACCATACGCCAAGGTCATAACGGAACGCTTAGTCACCTTACGAGTAACGCCGTATGCTAACCATTGACCAGCCAGTTCCTTAGTTCCCAGCTTGAGCTTCTCAGTGATTTCGCCAGTGTCCTTGTTAGTCACGGTTTCTACTTCGTTGTCGGTGCCATTGATTACATCTTGCTTCAGAATCTCGTTGACACGTTCCGCTACAATGCGGTAGATGTCTTGGACTTCCTTGCTTGGTAGTAAGTTAACAGCGCGCCCACCAATTTCATCACGAAGCATTGCGGAGAAGTGCTGAATACCGGAGCAGCTACCATCGAACGCCAGCGGCAGAGAGCAGTTGTAGTTCATCCCGTGGTGCTGGACTCCTGCATACTCGAAGCAGAACGCGAGGAAGCAGAACGGAGAGTCTTGTTCAGCCCACCAAGTGTTAGCAATTGGGTCAGCCGCTACGCTCATGATGTTCTCGTGGTTGTCCTCAATGAACTTGATGCGTTCTGCGAAGTCCACCTTGTCCACACCAGCAGTGTTAGCACCGTGAATCTTCAGCCAGTAGTACCCATCGACACCAATCGGTTTACCTTTAGCGAGCGTTAACAGACCTTTAGTCATGTCGTTGCCTTGCGGGTTAAACATTGGGACTGCATACACACGACCGCGCCAGTCCATGTTCATTGGGAACCAGATAGCTTTAAACTGTGCGAACTTATTGGCTTGTCCTAACATGAACTCCATGCTCATGCGACGAGACACTCGTGCTTTCTCTTTGCGATAGATTGCGGAGGCCGCTTTCTTCCACGCTTTGAGAGCCACTTCGTTCGTGTCGATGTCTTCAGGTTTAACAGGCAGTTCGCCACGTTCCAGAGCAGGTACATCGTCAACAGGGCAATGCTTCCAGTTCACAATCTCGTTGACCACTGCCAGAACCTTCTTGTTAATCTTCCAAGGAGTATTCTGTGCGATGTTCACCGCCTTGTAAACTTCAGGCATGTACACATCGTTGTAACGCTCAAGTCCCTTCTTGGAACCAGTACGAACCAGAGAGAGAGGCTTGCGACCAGCAGCCCAATAGCCACCCCCAACCGGAGAAGTCCAAGGCTTCGGAGGGACTACACAAGGTTGATACATCGGTGCAATCGCAGCCAGAGCGCCAGCACGTTTAGATAACAGGTCAACGTATTGTTCGGTTAACTGGATGTACTCGCCATCCTTCTCAACGTTACCAGCAAACGGTCGGTGTAACTCAACGAGACCAGTAGACCCGATGAGCAGTTCCAACATGCGCACACCAACGTGAATTGATTCTTCAGGTGTCCATGTGGTCCACTTGGTTTGCAGTTGACCAGCATCTAGCATCTTGCCCTCTACAGCTTGCATGAATGCCTTCTTGTAGACGATACCCACGCGCTTGTTCAGTGCTTCCTGTACGTGATTCTTAAAGTGTTTCGCTTCTTCATCACGAATGCGTCCGAAACGTAACTCATCTTCAATGCTACGACCAATCTTAGTGGCGACCGATTGAAGGTTCGTGTATTCCTCTTTCGTCAAGCAAGCGAGTGTGACCTTCAGTGTGATGAAAGCTGCCGCTTCAGGTGCAACCTTCTGTACCAGATTGTAGGCTACTGGACGCTTGCCACGCTTCGATTCCACTTCAGTGAACCAAGTGTTCCACGCTTCGATAAACTTCGGTGCGAGGGATGACAGGAGAGGTTTAGCCACTGCGTTGTCACCGAACTCACCCGCTTTGATTTGACGTTCCATTGCCTTAAGGAAACGCTTCTCGCCCTCAGTGTGCGCTTCGTGTTCTAACTCAAGCTGTGTAGCTGCAAGGTGTGCACCATAATGGTCAGCCAGAATGTTGTACGGCTGGATTGCATTAGCGATGTCAGAGAAGTCATTCTTTGGTGCGTTGATTACGTTAGTCATTGTTGCCTCACGTTGTTAAGAAAGTTTATCTATAAAGGCCAGCAGTCAGTGCCGACCTTGAAGATACACCTTATCAGCCCATCAGTTGAGCGTCAAGTACCTTGTCGATATTCAGAGGGAGACCCGCTTGGATTGCTAGGCGGTCCCCTAGTTGCCACTTAAGGCCGTTCACTTGGTCAATCTTGCGTACCGTTGCGTTACCGTTGTGTAACCAGAAGTCATGCCACGCAGACCCCATGAGCATCTCAGCACGGCGTTCGTTCCGTTCGATTACACCACGTTCCATACGGATTGCCATGAAGTGTAAGCGGTCACGCTCGGCACGTTTAGCATGTAACTTACGGTTACGCTTGCGGCGTTTCATGTCTGCCTTGCGGTTAACCTGAAAGGTTCCGTTAGGGTCACACTTGGCCTTGCGGTTGCGGCAACGTTCAATCATGCGTTCTTGCGCTACAGCCTCGACCTCAGCCAGCAGTGCTTCAGGGTCCAGAGGAAAACCGTCCTCACGTTCACGGTCATGTGAGAAGCTAACCGGGTCAGTGATGTACGGAACATCGTTATCGTCGAACATAATGTTCCCGCTGTGCATGTCGAAGGATGCAATCCCTTTGAAGAAATTGCGGATAAGCTGGCAGGTCTCAATGAACTCGTAGTCACCCGGTGCAAAGTCGCTTGCGTCATGGCAATCCGACTCCACAAAGTAACGTGCGAGGTCAGCGTATACCTCATGGTCATAATTATCGCGGTCACAGCTATGAAGCCTATCGAGCACCACTGTGTAGCAACCTGCATGACGTGCTACGTGATAGACGTTAGGGATACCAGCACGGCCTTGGTGCATCCTACAGAATGCAGTGTATGCAGCGCCTGAATCCTCTTTCTTAAAGCCAACCTTGATGACTCGACCCGGTAACATTTCGTGCGAGTAGGCCGCACTGAAGTGACCATTGCCTAACATGCGGAACCCTGCATCACGCATGAGAGCGCCCAAGGTGTGCCACCAGTCCTGATACTCAAGACCCTGCGACCCGTCTGTATCGTTACCATCACTAGTTTCACCGTTCACGATGTCAGCAGCCAGTGCAACCAGAAGAGGCTGGCGCTTGTCCAGTTCGCTAATCGGGAGTGACTTGATGATTGCCAGACGTGCCTGAATGTCGGTGTAGTTCATTAGATTGTGTCCTTTAAGAAAGAGAATTGAGGATTAAACGTGCTTCTTTACGGGCCTTTGCTACCTTTCTGGCTGGTAGCCGCTTCAGGTGCAATGACCGCATTAGAGTCTTGTTGGTAGCACCATATGCCAGTGTGTACAGAACTTTCTTAGTTAAACTATCAGTGTGTTGCAACATAGAAGATACCAACCTTGTTAGCCTTAAAGCGCCCGTTGCGTTCACGGACTGTGAATCGTGGTAGAAAGCCATACTTCAGGTGCGAGAAGTTAGCCTTGTGTATGACCAGACCACGCTTGAAGTCTCTCAGGAAGTACGCCCCAATCAGAGCGTACATTGTGATTACAAAGAGTGCGACCATGTTATGCTACCTGCCAGTATTTGCCGAACTCGTCAACCGTGAAGCAGCCTTGGATTGGTGCACCTTTAGGGATGCGCTGGAAACTACCCGGCAAACGTTCAGCTTTGTACCCGTCGATGCCTTTAGCGTACACTAAGCCAGCCGTGTGAGTCTGCGACTTATAGACCAGTACGCAATCTTGTTCCCACTCATTACATGCCAGACGTGCGACATTGAGAACCTGTGCCTTGTCTTTACAACGTACACGGATTGTTTTCTCTTCAGTCGGTGCACTTGAGATGGCTTCGCGGTAACAGCCAGTTAAATCGGTAGACTCAACGCTACCATAAAGACCCGGTGCGTTGCGCAGGTTGTTAACCATGTGGCGGTGGCGACTCATGTTGACCTCATCGTCGAGGTTAGAACGGAATGCGCTTACCAGTACATAGAAAACATTAGCTTGCTCTTTAGTGTGAATCATGATGATTTCCTTAGTTGCAGTGATTATCATAAAGAGTACACGTTGTTGCCTGTTGTGTACCCTTGAGTTAATCGCTGTTGTCGTCATCTCAAGAGTGCTTATTGTCCAAATTGTTAAAGAGCTTTAAGTGCAGGTTTGTTAGCACCGAGTCACTTTCAGTGTGTGACCTCACAAGAACGTTATGTCGTACATCTTACATCTTATCGTTACTACTTGTCAACTACTTTTGTTTCTCACCGTGACACCTCATGTTGTTTCAGAGGGCGACCAGTTGTTGACGACTGCTATACTACGTTATTGCTTTCGTTGAGTCAACCACTTTCGTATGTCTGGTTGATGACTACTTGAGACCCTTCAGCCTTACCAGATAACTCTAGGTCTTGTCTGGTAGTTGGTAGCGTTGTGTCTCTCAACGGTTGCTATAGTCTCATAGCTGTTTCTCAGAGTCAATACTTAAAGTAACAAATAGTCGTCTTTAAGTAGTCTTTAAGTTATCCCTATAAGGAGGGAATAGTAATTAAGACTATAAACAACCATTCTCAATAGTGAGTCGTATTAGCTGTATGGTCTTTAAGGCTGGTCTAATAGTGGTAACGCTAGGTCTATAGACTGAAGGCACCGACTGAAGGTTAACATAAGGATAGGCAGCCATAAGGATAGACATAAGGTAGTCACTCAAAGAGGAAACATAAGGTGATGACTCAAAGAGGAAACATAAGGTGATGACTCAAAGAGGAAACATAAGGTGATGACTCAAAGAGGAAACATAAGGTGATTACAGATAGGGACACAGAGGGACTACATATAGTGGTCATAAGGTCACACTAAGCACTACATCTTGTGGTCATCCCAATGATTCACCCAATGTCACACATAAGGATTGACATTAAGTAAACCATAAGTTACCATAAGGGGCCGACTCTTTGGGTAACTGAAGGAGGCCATAGGGGGTAAACACTTTGTATGAACTATGAGA